TTGACTTCGCCGCCTCAACCAAAAGACTGTAGACTTCAGGATCGTCAGAAGACGGGTTCATAGGGATGTACAAAGTACATCCGAGATCATTAGCCATCGCGGACCAGTCTGAGATGGTCGTGAGCACACTACGGGAAAGACCCGATTTCATCAGGTTGTTGCCGCTAGCGAGCAAGTCTTTGATGGAATCGACCACCACGTCGCTGTGAGCCACCATTGCCGTAGCAATAGAGACGGCGGTCGCTTGTTCGGACTGGCTATAACCCGATAAAGGTTCACCAATGCGAACGGCGGCGTATTCTTCAACACCATAGGCGGCGAGCCGGTGTGCTAAAGGCGTCTTACCTACGCCACCCGAACCGATGATGAGGCAGACGCCACAAGGAATAGTAAAGTTCCCAATGCGCTTGTTTCCGTACGCAGCACCCTTGAGAGGGGCCACGAGTCCCGGATTGAGCACCACGCTTTGAGCGACGCGAGGAAATTCAGCCGCCTCGTTGGCACCTTCCTCATCGAGTTCCTCTTTGTCGGTAGCGCTCGCGACGTACTCGGCACCAAGAGTGTTGCTCTGACCTATTCCGCGTCCAAACTTAATCGTCGCGGCGAATTCACCCGGGTTGAAAGCGCAGAACTCTTTGACCACGAGCTTTCTCTGGCCAATCTGCGTGTGTGCTTGCAGAAGCTGTTCTTCGCGGAGCGCGAAGCTGGCTTCGTTCGTGTTAAAGACGTCAAATGACATAATGACTCCTAGTGGGTATGACCTGTATAGTATTTAGACAGGATGGTTTCGACACGTGCCTGGGGCACCTTGGTGGTTTTAAGAGCGAGAACGTCCGGACTGACCTCCGACGGCAACCACTTGTAGTGGATCTTGTCGGCGTCATCAAGAACTTCACGATCGGCTTGGCTCCGGCCGTCTACCACTAGTCTCATTTCTGCATGAGCCTTGGTGATAATGGCACGGATATCACCGTGTCTCGGTTCGAGACGGCGACGATAATGATGTAACGTGTGTTGCCAGATCTCCCTGCCTAGATCGGTTTGAGTAAGGTTATCTATCCTGACTGACGCGCCTATAGGCCAGTAGTCCGCGCGCATGGGGTCGTTGATGCCCTTCTCAGGAACGAAAGTCTTCAACAGACTGGTGTGAAGTTTTGGCTTAGGATCATAAACCAGAGGTTTATCCGTTTTGTGAATCAACATACCCGAGTAGCCTTGTCCAGGCTCTGCTTCAACCACGTAGTGTCCGTTCTTCCTGTCGCTTCTCAGCGCCATAAAACGAGCCACGTCAGAAGCCTGCGGTATAACAACTACCTCGTCGTCTCCGTTATTAATCAGCTTGATGGGACCCTCATGCTTCAAAAAACTTTCGATGCGTCCCAGAACGGGATACATCTTGTCGATGATGAACAGACTCTCCACCACCTTGTTTCCTTTGGCAATAAGAGACGTAAGAGCGTGACCACTCCGGTTCCCAGCGAACACTTCTTCCCACTTCAGCGGGTTACGGACCCAAGTCCCTTCCCCGCTTTCCAGACCAAGAGGCTTGGCGTAGTAAGGCGAGGTGAACAATTTCCAAGAAGCCATAACGAGGCGCTTGTCCCAAAACTCTTCCATAACGTCGTGGGCGATACGAATTGCGTCACGCGACATACTCCTGTCATACTCAGTTACGTCGGAACAGTATATGTGATTTCCGTCGATGATCGACTTTAGTTCACTTGCCGTGTTGACGTGAAAGGTAGAAGGGTAACGATGAAACATAGCTTGCATAGTGGGAGAAGCGATCATCTGCAGGTAGCAGTTGATAGTCCACGGGCCGGCATGTACTACCCGAGCCCGGACGGCAGAGAAGTCGTTCCAGTCCTGACCGTGCAGCTTCACCTTCTTGTCCGTCTCAAAGATGGAACCGCTCGCGCCACCCGTGAGGGCGTAAGTCAAGTCCATCACCATGCGCTTCTTACCCACCCGGTCAACCTGACCGCGTTTCTGGATGTAAGTCGCGAATATGGTTTCGAACTCGTTCGCCAACGTCAGAGCGTCTCCTGCCGCTACGGCATTCAGCATCCGTTCGAAATTATCAGGCTGCGTAATAAAGTTCGCAAAATCAAGCTTCCATTGCACCGACTTTGTAAAACGACGCATGCCTCCAGTACTGTTTTTCGCCACGTTAACGGGACAGGCTTCCACTTCAGAGAAGATCAGCCGCCAAAACTCTGTAGCGATCGCTTTTTGACGGGGAGAGTAGCCAGGCGTTAGCTCGAGCTCCTCACGGTATCTGGCGTTGTCAACCGTCGTGTAAGACATGGGCGTTTGGAAATACCCCGCCGGACACCTCAGCGCGTCAAACGAAGAATAGAGTCCCGTCTTCGTAAAGCCCTCCTTGTCCAGGTCCGGAGTGTACCGCTGGTCAAGATCGTTGCTGAGGTCCCTTAGGAACAGCAAGAAGTCTTCATCGTGCGAGTACATGCCCGGAAGGATCATAAGACTTTTCCGCGTCAACAGAGCGTTCCCGTGCGTAGCACGGCCATTAAGGAACGCGTTCTTCAAGTTCGACACGTCGTCGAGCTTAGCACGCACGGGGTAGACGTCGCTGTACTTACTGGGATCAGTCTTTCCCCATTCAGTTTCCTCGTTGATCTTCAGCTCTTTTACAGAGGAAGAAAGTTTAAAGGCCTTCGCCCTCTCCTTTTCTTTGATCTCGCGGTGTAAAGCGGTTCCAATGTCCACTAGTAGGTCTCCCCTTCGTCCTCGTGATCACCGGCCAGACGGAAGTTGTCCTGATCTTTAACTTTCCCGTTCGCGCGAGTGAACTGATCGCTCTCACGTTCGTATACGGTCTTCGAGTCGCCGTCTTTTTCCATAGCGGACTCGGCGATACTCATTTCGCTAAGAAGTCCCGCGTAAGACACTTTGTCCTGCGACCAGGTCGCTGATCCAAACCAGGGAGCGTAATTAACGTTGGGTACGCCCTCGAGCACTTTGACTCGGCACGCGAACTCGTCCTGGTATTCGATGATCATCTGCAACAGACGGCTCTGGTGTTCGTCGAACACGATAACACCACCGTCTGGGGCGGCTAACAAAGCCTTGATATCGGCGCCTGCGCTATAAGTCAAGAAACCGTCATCTGGTAACTCGCCGTTAGCAGGACACACAAGCAAGATGCGGATCCCCGCCTCGTCAGCTTCTTTCATTTTTGCGGCAATTTGGTGGTCGGCTAGAGCCCTGTTAAGGTCCATGACTTACTCCTGATAAACGATGGATTGGAATGGGGAATTAGGTTTGGCTTTAATAACCAAACCCGGGTCGTTCTCGCAGTCGAACACGGCGTAGCGCATGTCGACCGATATTTCACGAAGAGCCTCCGCGAGAATAAACGGGTCTACTTCAGATATCCAGCACCGTGCCGTTGGCGTGGGCACAGTGAAAACGAAGTCTACAGCTTCACCCTCAATCACGTTTAAAGACACGTTCTTCAAAACGCTGAGGAACGTTCGGTGACTCGTGTCCCACTGGATCGGGTTATCACACAGTTCGACGCAGCTTACTGCTTTAAGAATGATTTCGTCGACTGTTTCGACGACCGTTTTAATAGCGGAAGTGCTGGCCAAGAGGCTAGTGGCGTTCATAACAATCCTTATCGGTGCGTGAGTAACGTTGTTGTCCGGTGACGCATACAAATACGTCACCAGTCGGAAGGATTACACGGTTAGAATCACGTTCTTCGTGAACCACGACGTACGAGTCCAATCGAACCGGTCCATCAAGTCGCAGATCGCCTGGCGTCTGGCCAGCCGATCAGGAGATTCGAGTTGCAGAAGGGCGTATTCGACAAAGATCAAGTCGCCAACAGTCCGCACGGAGCCGCGCGCATCTTGTATAACCGAACGCAAAACGTTTTTAGCAAGAGCCATTTTTCTTCTCCAGATGGGCACCCTGTCTTCACCGACTTGGTGAAGATTCAGGCTTTCGACTCAGCCGGGCCGCTCCTGTTGAGGGAGCGGCTTTGCTTTCAGACCGTCGTGTTTCGAATACGACGTGTCCGTTTTCAAAGTCAGAACGAGAGCTGTTGAGGCTTCGTTCTCAAAACCGAATTCTGTCTCTGCGGCCATTTATCTTGCGCGGACGTTGCCGTCCGCGTCCTTGCGACCTACCCGCAGCCTCGGGCGGACCACCC